ACAATAAAAATCATTTTCTAAAGATTGAGTTGAATTTGCCATGTTAGTATCCTCTTGAGTTGATATAGTCATTATAAACAAAAAAGGTTGCTAATGCAACCTTTTTATTTTCAATTTAATTAAGATTTATACTTATCATAGTTTATAGTACCACTTAATTTACGGTGAACATATTCAGTCACCCTTTTTTCAAAGAATGCGTCATGTTTTGCCCCTGTCAACATCCAACTCATCCAATCTAACGGATTCTTTTTAGTTACTTTCTTAATAAGTCCAAGTTGCCAAGTTCTAAATTCACCTAAGTAATCAATATATCCTATAAGTTGCTCTTTAGTCAAATCTTGCAATTCACCTAATTTAAAAATCAATTCAATGAATTTATCCTCAGCTTTAACATACTTTTTGATTATTTTCTTTATTAGACGATTTAATTCTTGATTTTCTTCATCTGTTAATTCTTTCCTCATTTCATTCAATACTTTGATATTAGTGTCAACGTGAACTTGTTCATCTAAAATACTCCAAGAATTTACGTCATTGAATCCCATCAATAAACCCTGTCTTTTGTAGTTTAATAAACTAGCAAATGCCCCAAACAAACCTATACCTTCTCCTAACAAAATAGTAGAAAGTATAACACAGGCTTTAAATTCATCTCTGCCTTCTAATTCAGATGCAACCATCACATCTAATTTATCTTTCATTTCAGCATATTCAGAAAAAACTCGCCAATCCCTATCGCTAAAACCAAATGTTTCAGCTAACAGTGCATATGCCCTTTGGTGAACTGTTTCACGTTGGGCCGCTGTCAAAAACCAAGTACGGATTTCATTGTTTTTAATATACGGCAATAATCGAATATATCCACTTGCCACTGTTTTATCCATTTCAGTAAAAAGACATAATATCTTTTCAACGATATACTTATTAGTTTCATGGCTTACATCTTTAGTTTTCAATCCATCTTTTGAATTATATTGAACTAAATCATCTAGTAATTCAATTTGATGTACATCCCAATGCATATCAATAGAATGTCGTTTTGATTCCACCACTGCCCACTCATAAGTGAATGGACGATAACTTAAACTTTCTTTAAAAACACTCATAATATCTCCTTAATAATGTGAGGATTAACCCTCACAACTTCTACATACAGTTTCATCATATTCTATTTTTTGTCTAATAGGAATGGCATTTAGAGGCATCTCCCCACCAGTTCCAATGTTTGCTTTGACTGCTGCTTTAGTACGACAATAATACAAAGTTTTTAGTTTTTTCTTCCAAGCCATCATATGTATATCTGACATTTCTTCCTTTGTAATATCATTAGGTACAAATAGATTAACACTTTGGCTTTGGCAAATATAATCTTGTCTAATTGAAGCTAATTCAACTATCCACATAGGGTCAATTTCATATGCTATTTTAAATACTTTCTTTGTGTGGTCATCTAAAAAAGACAAATGTTGAACTGAACCATCGTTTTCTATAATAGACAACCATACTTCATCAGTATTATAACCAATAGAATCTAAGTGTTTTTCTAAGTATTTGTTTTTAATTAGGAAACTACCTGCTCTACCTTGACTATTAAACGCATTACCTGCATATGGTTCAATACTAGGACTACTCCCTAATATCTCAGACGAACTTGCATTCGGGGCAACTGCTAGTAAATGACTATTACGGAAACCTGAACCAGTACAATCTGGGGCTTCTCCACGTTCAATTGCCATTTTTTTAGACTCTGATTCTGCCTTTTCTAATATATTAGAATATAAACGATGAGTCCATGAAGCTGCACTATTAACCCCACCTGATTCAAAAGGTATGTTTTTAGATTGCAAGAAACTATGCCAACCAAAAGTACCTAATCCCAATGCTCTTTCCATTTTAGCAGAATAAATAGCCCTTGTCATTTTATCACTAGGAGCTAACCTAATAAAATACTCTAATACATTATCTAAAAATCTAATTAAATCTTGTACTAATGTTGTATCTTTCCATTCTTCATATTTTTCAAGATTTAATGAAGATAAACAACATACTGCTGTCCTATCAGCATTTGTCATTAACTCTATCTCCGAGCATAAATTACTCTGAGTTACTTTATAGTTAGGATTAGTGATTCTTTTAGGCAATCTACTATTAACTGTATCAACCCAATGAATATAAGGTTCACCTGTTTCAAACCTCATATCAATAATTTCTTCCCAAATATCCCTTGCATTCATGGTTTTACCAGTTTTTCCGTGTTTAGGGTCGACTAATTCATACTCAGTTCCATCTATCACAGATTCCATGAAAGAATCAGGTAAGTTTACTGCATTGTTTAAATTGAATAATTTTTTATTAGGGTCTCCACCTACAGGATTACGCATTGATAAAAAAGACTTAATTTCAGGGTGAGTTATATCAAGATATGATGCAATACTACCTCTACGTGATTCTTGTTGTTTATATGCCAATGTATCTGCATCATATCCTCTTAAATGGGCCATTACACCAGTAGATTTAGCATCAGGGCTTCTATTAGATGAATAGATACCAACTCCGCCTCCCATCATAGACAACCAACGAACTTCACTAGCTGAATTAACTAAACCTTCTTTAGTATCAGGTATACTCACCAAATAACAACTAATTGGGAGAGTAGTTGCAATCACATTATTAACTAACCAGTCAGATGCCTCATTAAACTGTGAATTATCAAAAGTTGGCCAATGTACTTCATTAGCATTACTTAACACTGGACTAGCATACATAAACCATCCTTTAGAAACAGCATCATATATCCGCTGAGCTAATCCATAATCACCGAAGCAATAACAAGTCGCTGCTCTTGCAAAAGATTGTTGAGGACTTGTTTCATGTGATTTTTTATAAAATCCCTTTTTAGTCAACATTGTCAATCCCTTTTCTGGCAATGTTTTATCTCTATTATAATCTATCTCAATCCCTAAATAGTTTTCCATGTTTTTTCCTTTATATTTTTTTCCATTTTCCTAATTTCATTTTTGCTTCAAACCCATTAAAAGAATGATTGTATATATTGTCTTTAATACTTGACAATTGAATGCCATTTTTAATCATTTCATTTATATCTTTATACTTAGAATCAATTTTCCATATACATACTTTATAACCAAAGTCAATACATTTTTCCATTCTTTTAATAGTATCAGCACTTCTTGGCTCATTATCTAAAGCCATTATAATATTGCTTTTTTCGACCTTTAGCATTTCTGCTAAGTTTTGAAATGGGTCTCCCCCACATAGAGCTAATGAATTGTCTAAAAATAATGAGTCTATTATTCCTTCTGTGACAACTATAGTCTGTTTTGTATTTATCCTCTCCATGCCATAGATTTTTGGCATATCCTCAATGAATTTAATTGTTACAAACCTTAATCCATCTTTAACTATTATCCTACCCTGTACCCCAAAAATTTTATTATCCAAATCCCTTAATTCAAATAATATCCTCTCATCAGTAGGTAATTTCATGGTATCAGTTGGTATATATTGTTTTACAAATGAATTGAAATTATTACAATGTTTAATAAATTTCAACTTATCTAATGGTATTTGTCTATCTACACAATACTTATAAGCATGGTGACTATATCCTAAATCTATTATAGATTCTGTTTTTCTTTCTGTTATTTTTTGAACTGGTCTAGGGATGGATGTAATTATATTTTCTTTTTTGATTTCATTATGACTGAATATATCCTCAATGATTTCCTCTTTATATTGAGCAAATACACTAGGGATATATTCCTTTAAAAAAAATACAAATGAGTTTGAATATCCACAATTATGACAAGTATAATTATATCGTTGCTTGTCCTTTTTAAAATAAATAAATCCTCTTTTTTTATTAGGATTCTTTTTTGAATCACCACACACTATACACCTAAAATTTGATAAATCACTGCTATTATCATAGGTATATTTTGGCAAGTGAATTGACATGAAAGAAACATATTTTCTTTCAATAAATAATCTATTAGGACTATCAAATTTCATAGGTACTTCCGTGTTAAGAAAATATTTAATTGAATCAATGACTCAATATGAATTGGCACATGATAAAGCCCGAAAAAATGCAGCATTGCCCATTGAACAAGGTGGATTAGGATTACACCCTAATAATACGGCTCAAGAAAGAGCTAATGCAATGGGTTATACCACTAAGGCATATCACGGTACTACACACAATTTCACTGAATTTAAAAAAGTCATTGATTCTAAAACTCCAAAAGATTCTTATTATTTTAGCTCATCTCCAAACGTAGCATCTACTTATGCTGACCCAGATAATGCTAAATTAGATTTTCCCACTAAACCAACAATAGGTGGACATATTATACCTGTTCTATTAAAACACAATAAAGTAAAAAATGTCAATGCTAAAGGCGATAGATGGAATGACATTGTTCACCAATATAAAAATGGTAATTATGATACTTTTACAATTGATGATTATGCTAGAATAGCTAAAGACGAAGGCAAGCAAGGATTAACAGTTAAAAACACAGTTGATACCCATGATGCTTCTAATATAAAATCACATATATATGTCACCTTTAAACCACATTTAATAAGAAGTATTCATGCTGCCTTTGACCCAATGAGACAGCATGAATCTGATACAATGGCTTAATTTTTAATACGGATATTAACTAAGCCACTTTCTTTACTAGGATTAACTGTTATTACTTTAGTCAATCCATATTGACGGTAATAATCATTAATCATACTAACTAACATATCACCTTTATTTGCAGGTAAACCATAGATTTCAACTAAACCTTTATTGGAATTATTTTTCCAGTCAGTAGGAATAAAACCATACTTAGCCAAATAATCCTTTAAAGAAGAACCAAGTGTTTTTGGTTTGTTACTTAAAGGAATACGGTTTACTTCTAATTCAGCCTTATCACCTACTGTCATTTCAAAGCTAACAGAATGATTTTTTAAACCAGCATACGAAGTCATTTTAAACGGAATGTTTAAACCAACTTTTTCCATTTTAACTTTGAGTAATTTTGCCAATTCCATTTTATTGATTACAGATTTAGATGAAAAGGTAATCACATGGTTTTTAGAATGGCTTTTAACTAATTTGATACCAAAAGCACCTTTAGTAGCTACAGTTAAATCTTGTACCAATGCAGTTAAAATTTTCATAATTTGTATCCTCTGGTTGATGATTAGGATTTTGACATCCTCCCCACCCTTGAACGGCAAGGATTCCTTCTACAAGACGGCAATACCCTGCCGCACACCTCACCTAGTCATAAAGACATTCCTATTCGGTGAAGTGCTTATTCCTTCATTGCCCTACCTTTCGGATTGTTGATGAACAACACAGGCAATGACGGGAGGAATATTTACTTTTTCACACTGCTCTGCGTACTCGCAAAATAATAAGCAGCAATGCAATAGTAATTCATATTAAATGGATTGTCAAGCTCTTATTCTGTGTGTGACACTTTCCAATCCAACTTATATACTTGGCCTAAAGGCGAGAGGTTTTACGGCGAGTTTGATAAAGAACTTCAACCACACTGTCAACAA